TAGACAAATTAGATGGTTTAACAAAACAATGTGCCAAAGCAATTTGGAAATCGTTTGACCCTCAAAACGGCGATAACTTCAACGAAACATCATGTAGGGCGCAATTCGTTAAAAACTACGAAGTGCAAGAAACAAGAGAGCGTGAACGATTGAGATTGTCTAATTCGATTAAAGACAATCACTTGTTACTTAAAGCAAGAGAGAAAGCAGAACGTGAACGTGCATTGATTGGTGCTGGTCAAAAGCAAATAGAAATGACTACTACAGGAAACTTGGTAGAGGTAGCAAAAGAACCAGTAGATGTAACAGAAACAATCAACAAAAGCAAAATATCAGATAAAGGAAAAGAGTTATTAAAACAGGCAATAGGGGGATAAATGAAAGAAAGAGTGAAAGAGTTTGATGTAAGTGTAAACGTTAGCTTTAATGTTAGTTTTCAAATCATGGCAACTAGCGAGGCACAGGCAAGAGTAAAGATTGAAAACTTGCTTGAAATCATGAGGAATGAGGCAACAGTCGATTGCCATATTCATCCTAACTACGATGTGTTTGTTGATGAAGTAGATGCTGAATTAAATCAAATCAGTTATTGGTAAGGGGTGATTAGTTGTTAAGTAAAAAACGAAAGATGGTAATCACCATTGAGATACCTCTAAATGTGGAAACACAAGAAGAGGCAACTCAACAAATGCAAATGATTATGAAAGCAGATGCACGCACATTTGAAAGCCTAGAGGAAATCATCAAGGTATATAAAGGTACGATGTGCATCGAACAAAAGATATAAAGGAGAATTATGAATACAGTACAAATTTTAGGAAATCTTACACGTGATCCAGAGGTGCGCTACACACAATCTGGAAAAGCAGTAGCCACTTTTAACGTAGCAGCAACAAACACGTTTACATCAAGCGATGGTGAAACAAAAGAACAAACTGCATTCATTAATTGCGTAGCATGGGGAAAGCTAGGCGAAAGCATTGGTAATTTGCGTAAAGGCAATAGAGCGTTTGTGGAGGGCAGACTTCAAACACGTTCTTATGAAACGGCTGACGGACAAAAACGATATGTAACCGAAGTGGTAGCAAACTTTGTAGGTACATCATTAACAAATGATGAAACTGCATCTAGCAACTTTGATAGTTTTGAGCAACCACAAGACGAAAACATTCCGTTTTAAGAGGTGATTGCATGGTTAGGATTACAACATTTACAAATAGTGGAGTTAGGATTTTTGTAACGAAAGATTATGGAACGAAAGAAAGTTTTACAAGAGATTTAGGAAGAGCGCTTGACGGAAGAATGCAGTGCATATGGTTTGAGGACATAAACGGAATATTAGTAACTCTATCTCCTATAGGCTGCATTATCGAAGTTGAAGAAATCAAGGAGTAGTCATGCTAGTAAAAAACGAAAATGAGTGGTGTTGGTGCATTGATGAGTATGTAGGATATCCGCATAAAAGCATTGAAGATGCGGTTAAGGAATTTGCGGATACTTATCCAGCTGACGAAGTACCAAAAATTAGAGTTGGGAACCCGTATTATTATGTTCCTACTGTTGATGCGGAGCGTGTAATTGAAAATGTTTTTGATAGTGATCTTGATGATGAAATAGCGGAGTGGTCGGAAGATTATTTGCTAAATGTAAAACAAGAACATATAGACGAATTACAAGCAGAATTAACCGATGTATTTCGTAAATGGGAAAAACGCCACGGATACAATAATACTTCTTTTGTGGTGCTTGAAACTATAAACCCTTTTGAGGATAAGGACTGAAAAATGAATGCACCATGTAAGGGATGCGAATACAGAGAGGTAGCTTGCCACGTTAAGTGTCCAGCGTATCGAATGTACAAACGCAAAAGGGAAACGATGCAAAAGAACACAATCAAACAGAATGATGTGTTAGCGTACCTTGGGGATAACGTAAAGAAAGTAAAGCATCGCATGAGGAAAGCAAAGTATGGATATGTGGTGATTGATTAGAGGTGAATAGGAAAGAGGATGCATATATGGGGGTTATTTGATGATGGCAACGGCTGTTATCGTCAAGCGGTAGATGAATATAACGTGAATATGGGGGGGCAACACACTATCACATCAATAGGCATTGGTGATGCGTGTATCAACCAAGACCTTGCAGTTAATACGCTACATAAACCAAACGCACTATGGGAACAGTTGGACTTGCTAGATAGACCAGATGTAATTCTAGCTAGTCCGCCCTGTGAAAGTTGGAGCGTAGCAAGTGCCATGAAAGGTGGCAATGCGTGTTGGAAACAAGAAAAGGATATGACTATCAACTTGTTTGGTGAATATGAACAAGGAAGTAAATTCACAATCAGAAATAAAGCTGATTATGAGAACTACCAATTCAAGTATGACAAGTCATTCTTAACACGCATCAATGGTGAAATGTGCATCTACAACACATTGAAAATCATTGAGCGTTATCAACCTAAGGTATTCGTGATTGAAAACCCAGCATATGGGCGGATATGGGAATACATCAAAAACGTAATAGGGTTTAACATTCCGTATGAAAACCTAACCTATTACAACAACTATGGCTATCACGTTAAAAAGCCAACTAAATTTGCAAGCAATATAAACCTAAAGTTGTTAAGCGAAAATATCGTATCAGGTGTTGATTTTAGGCGAGTTAATTGGGGTAAGGATAGGTATAGTGCAAGGTCAAATATTCCGTTGGAGTTAGTAAAAGATATTTTAAAGAGGTGTGATGATCATTGCCAATAAATAGCAGAGATAAAGGTAAACGTGGTGAAAGAATGTGGCGAGATGTATGCCGTGCCAATGGGTTCGATAAGGTAAGACGAACAGTCCAATATTGCGGCAATACAGGTGATGCTAGCGACTGTGTAGGACTACCTAACATACATCAAGAAGTAAAATTCGTTGAAAACTTAAATGTCCGCAAGGCATATGAGCAAGCGGAACATGATGCAAAACAAGCAAACAATGGTGATATACCTATTGTGGCTTGGAAGAAAAGCAATAAATCTTGGTTAGTGGTATTAAGTGCGGATGATTTCTTCCGCATATATAAGGAAAGTGAGTGGAGTAATGGTTAATATTAGTGAGTTTGTACCAGATAATAACCTTAACTGGTTAGCACTAGCAGCTTGTGTATATGGAGATATAAGTGCTGGTAGAGCGTTATGTTGTTTAGGTTTGAAAGGTACAAAGCCACAGAAAGGATATACACGTGCAAGTGAGTTAGATGGAAATTCATTATTGCGAATGCATAACGCTGGAATGTCATTAAGGGCAATTAGTTATCAAGTAGGAGCAGATTATAAAACTGTGAAAAAAGCGTTGATTATGTTGGGGGTGGAGTTTTGACAGAACAAATAAAAGTAAAGCTGGTTAGTGAATATGCACAACTACCAACAAGAGGTAGTGAAGATGCAGCTGGTTTAGATTTGTATTGTCCATTTCATATCAAAGTGCCTGCAGATAGTCAAAAGAAAATACCACTAGGTGTAGCGGTGGAAATACCGAAAGGTCATATGGGTTTACTTGTGCCACGAAGTAGTATGAGTAAAACACCATTAAGATGTGCCAATAGTGTAGGCATTATTGATGCTGACTTTCGAGGTGAATTAAGCATTGCATATGAAAATGTATCTTGTAGCGATTACACAATATTTAGATGTGATCGCATCGCACAATTAATTATCGTACCAGTAGCAATGGTCGATGTAGTAGAGGTAGATGAATTGAGTGAAACAGAACGAGGTACTGGCGGATATGGCAGTACTGGTAAATAAGTTTTTAAAATTAATTAACTGCAAAGGGAAAAAACAAAGAAGTTGAAGAATGGAAAATGAATTAGATTGTAATTATAAAAAACTACAACGGATGCATGAAATGGAACGTGATGGGGCATTAATGTGTGTAACGTTACTAATACTATCAATGTTAGTTATGATTGCGTTCTTGGTGTATTGGTTATTTAAGTAAAGGATATGGGCGGTGAAATATCCGCCCTATCATAAGAGGTGAGTATGAGTACTTTTTACAGAAAAACTAGGCAGTATATACTTTCAGCCTATAGCATTGAAAGTTTAAATGAGATTAGGCGGAAAGTGGATGATGTTTATAATGCAGGGAAACTCACGGATAAAGAGTATGACAAGCTAATAAAACTTATGGACTATATAGTTGAAAAAGGTGTTAAGTGCATAATGGTAGGGTTATAAGAGGTGTACATGACAAGCTATAGCGGTTACGTAGAACACTCCGACTTTTACATAGCACCTCAAAGCTATCAAGATGCATTTGATTTCTTGTGCAGGCTTGCAGCCGAGAGTGATGAGAATACATTTTATATCGGTAAGGTGAGTGAAAACATAGATGATTTTGATTTGTATGATGTAGTTGAATTTAGATGGAATGAGGATAGAGGGGCGTGGGTGCAGTATGATCACAGATAAACAAGGTAGAGAGTGGTTACTTCAAAAGCTATATGATGATGGTTGGCGGTATATTGTGGCTGATAAATACGATAATATGTATCTAACAAATGAAAAGCCATCCATGTTTGATGATGTGAACGAAGTAAGAATAAGCAGTTGTAAAAAGCATATTGGTATAACTGGGGTTATGGCAGCGTTGCCAAAATTAAGTGCTAATGAGGTTTTTAGTATTGAAGAGGAATTAGGTATTGTTGATTGGTCGAAAGTAGAAGTTGATACACCGATTTTTGTAAGAAATAGCATTGCCGAAGTGTGGAAGTGTAGGTATTTTGCCGAATATGAAGATGGAAAAGTGTATACGTGGCGTGATGGAAAAACATCTTGGAGCAATGTAGTGTCTGATAGACCTGTTGCTTGGGGGTATGCGGAACTAGCGTTTAAAGGGTGAGGTGAAGTGTTTGGGAGAATTAGACGAAAAGAAACTAATAGAAATGGCGGTTGAGTACCTACAACCTGTTAAGTTGGTTGAAACACAAATTGAGTCTATCAAAAAAGAGATTAACTTATTGAGGCTTAACATGACAACAATAGGTGCGATCGATTATTCAAAAGATAGGGTTAGTGGTGGTGGAACTCCGCAAGGACTAGATGGTAGCGTGGCTAAATTCCTTGATGTTGTTGCGGAAAGAAATAAACGTATTGATGAATTAACTGATTTAAAGTGCGATGCTATCAGACGAATTGATGCATTAGATGAAAAACAAGGGGCAATCATATTGAGATATGAGTTTATTCTTAACAATTCGACTGACGATGCATTAAAAATGATTGGTAATTATTCGGAAAGGCAGGCAAAACGATATAAACAAAAAGCCTTATTGGAGTTCGGGAAAAAACTTGTCCTATAATGTCCGTAAATGTCCTTAATTGTCCATATACCTATAGTCTGCTATTAGGTATAATATATATGTAGAAGTTGCCACTAAGCAACTACTACTCACTCTTTCCTTAGGACATCAAAACACAACAACAAGCACGCCCATATAAGAGCGTGCCTTTGTTGTATATGGGCGAAATGGAACGTATAGCGCTAACGGTCGCAGAGTAGCAGCGCAACCATAATTGATTACTAAGGAAACAACACTATACTTTTTTCTAATTTCAATCTGAAGTAAGTGTTAAGACAAAAATTTTATATGTAAATTTTACTGCAAACTGATATAGGGTGAGTCGAATATCTTCACTAGAGCTTATACATTATCACTTTCATAGATACGAACTTACCCTACATTGGTTACACATTGAATACTGACAACTAGCAACCTCCAAAAGAAACTTATTCATATTCTTGTTGTTACTTAACCTAACACGATTACGATCCATCAAATTGTTAGTTGTTGGTATTGAGTGTGTAATGATCATTGAAAACTAGGTGTGTTTCTCTTTTCCAACTTTGTATTTCTTATTCACATTTGAACTCCAAATTGAGTAAATTGTCATATCATCAACACGCCTAGTTTTGAGTGATTATTGAAAACTGGAGTTATATTTGTTTCCTAGGTACTTAACACACGATATAGAGTTTTAGAAGAAATGCTAATTCCTATGTGTTACATCGACAAGAGAGCGATGGTATAACTTCGGTTTTGAGTAATTAATACAAATAAAATGAATAAAACTATCATAAAATGAGGTATATCTACGTGGATATACCTCATTTTTTGCATAAATCTATCAGAGGGCGCAAGAATGACACAGATACATTGCGATAGAAAACATTGTCTAAACAATGACAAATATGGCATATGTACTGCCAACGCAATCGAATACAACGGCAGATGCCAAACATATATTGCGCATAGCGGCGCAAGCAAAAATAAATGTGGCTTATGTGTTAGATCACATGGCAAGTTAAAAAGGAAAGGTGGCGAAGTACTTAAATGATTAAAGCAATTAAACAATTTATTGAAGATAGAAAACTATTCAAACAAGCAGCAAAGAACTTAAACGATAAAGAACTACAGGCTAAAGCAAAATACGCATACGAGCATCGTGGCGATAACATGATTACACTCATCGATGGTTTAGCTATCTTATGTGCGGTACTAATCTTGATTGGTATTGTGTGGTGTTGGATGTGAATTACCAACCAACAATAAGAAAACTATTAACCGCATTACGGATGAATGGTAGGCGGTACGTTGTAGATACAAGACAATCATGGAGTAAATATGATAAGCCTTGTAAGGTATACATAGTCAGTCGAATGTACACGGAAGAGGAATATAAACTAACATTCCCTGAAAAGTACAAAAAGGGTAAGACCTTTAAACAAGGACAACTCTATAAAAAAGAAAGGGAGTATAGCAGCACCAAACAACATGAGGTGTTGCTATTTTTAGTTAGAACGTATAAAGGTGGTGAGTAACATTGACGAATATAGAAGAATTAGCACAAAAACTAACTAAGAAAGAACGCATATTCGCCGATGAATACGTTAAGACCACCAACGGAACACAAAGTGCAATTACTGCTGGATATTCAGAAAAGACGGCAAGAAGTAAAGGAAGTCAATTATTAACAAAAATAAACGTGCGCCAATATATAGATGCAATTATGAACGAACGTAGCAAAAATACGATTGCAACTGCTGATGAAGTGTTGGAGTACCTAACTAAGGTTATGAATGGCGAGGAGAAAGATGCGTTTGGTTTAGATGTGTCTGTAGCAGATAGAACTAAGGCAGCGGAATTATTGGGTAAACGGCATATGCTATTTACCGATAAGGTGAAACTTGATGCAGAAATAGAGATTGATATATCCGATAGGATGAAACAAGCAAGGGTGAAATCAGATGAAGTACAACAAGGCACAACTGATTGATGCGTTGGGTTCGTTCACTCATGATCCATTAGGCTTTGTTTATTTCGCATTTCCTTGGGGTGAAAAAGGAACACCTTTAGAAAACTTTGATGGTCCTGACGAATGGCAAGTAAAGACTTTCAAGAAAATAGGTGAAGAACTACGTAAGGGAAAGTCATTAGCTAAGGCAATACAAATAGCCGTTGCATCTGGTCATGGTATTGGAAAGTCCGCCTTTTCTTCATTATTGATTTTGTTTGCTATTGCTACACATGAGAATACGAGAGGTGTAGTAACTGCTAATACTGATACACAGTTAAAGTCTAAGACTTGGGCGGAACTTAACAAATGGTACAACCTGTTTATAGGTAAAGAGTTATTCACCTATACCGCTACTGCATTGTTTAGTGCTGATAAGCAATACGAGAAGACATGGCGTATTGATGCTATTCCGTGGTCGGAAAGCAACCCTGAAGCATTCGCAGGCTTACACAATCAAGGTAACCGAATACTAATCATATTCGATGAGGCATCCGCAATATCCGATAAGATATGGGAAGTAACAGAGGGTGCTTTAACCGATAAGGAAACCGAGATTATATGGTGCGTGTTTGGTAACCCTACACGTAATAGTGGTAGGTTTAGAGAATGTTTCAGAAAACATCGTAACTATTGGACTACATATCAAATAGATAGTAGGACTGTTAAAATCTCAAACAAAGCCAAACTGCAAGAATGGGTAGACATTCATGGTGAGGATAGCGACTTTGTAAAGGTTCGTGTTAGAGGGTTATTCCCTAGTGCATCTGATACACAGTTTATCTCCGCATCAATCGTAGATGAAGCACAAAAGAGAATATATAAGCCTAATGATTTTATTAACCTACCGACAATTATCGGTGTTGACCCAGCGTGGACTGGTGGCGATACGTTAGAAATCGTAATGCGACAAGGCTATTCGATGAAGTGTTTAGCCACAATAGAAAAGAATGACGATGATATGCGTATGGCTAATCTCATTGCACAATTTGAGGATGAGTACAAAGCAGATGCGGTGTTTATTGACCAAGGCTACGGAACAGGTATTTATAGCATCGGTAAGTCGATGGGCAGACGATGGCGGTTAGTTGCCTTTGGTGGTAAAGCACCTAATGATATGTATCTCAACATGAGAGCGTATATGTGGGGTGAGATGAAAGACTGGCTAAAAGAGGGCGGTTCTATTCCACCTAATGACCAAGGCTTGTATGATGATTTAACAAGTCCAGAGGCTATCATCGATAAGAATGGACGAATACAACTTGAAAGCAAAAAAGATATGAAAGAACGTGGCTTACCATCTCCAAACAAGGGCGATGCATTAGCCTTGACCTTTGCGTTCAGGGTCAATAAAAAAGTGAATGTAGGGAGTAGGGTTCATGCTAATACGGAGTATGATCCATTTAAAAGATAAGGGGTGATTTAATGTGCATGAAAAATAAGATGCCTGATACACCAATGCCAGCACCAGCACCAACTGTACAAACAGATGATGCTACTACAACAACAACTGGTGAAGATTGGTATATGAAGAAAAAGAAAGGTAAGAAAGGCTTTGAAAGTACTATCTTATCTACGGCAACTGGCACTAAAAACACATTAGGGGGTTAGATATGCAAGGAACTATACTATCAACGCTTGCTAGACAACCGACTAATACAGAACCTAAAAAACGTGATTACACGAAAATTAAGGCGAAGTTTAAGGCAATGTTTGATAATCGTCAAAAGTACATTTCAAGATGGAAAGATATTCGAGATTATCAACTACCTTTCCTTGGTGTGTTTGACGATGAACAAGACCAATCGAAAGTTTACACCGACAAAATTAATAATGGTGTAGCTTGGGAAAGTTGCCAGATATTTGCTAGTGGTGTAATGAGTGGCATGACACCGCCAAGCCGTAAATGGTTTAAACTCACATTAGAGAATGTTGAACTAGCTGCTAATAGTAAAGTGGCGAAAGTGTTAGACGATAGGGAACAAATAATGTACGCAGTATTTGCTAAGTCTAATTTCTACAATACAGTACATCAAACCTATATGGAGTTACCATTTGGACAAGCACCTATGTCAGTAATGCCTGATGCAAAAGTAGGTGTGCGATTTACATCTTATTCAATCGGTACATACGCATTAGAGTGTGGCAGTATTGGTGATGTAAATACATTTGGTCGCAAATATCGAATGACGGCTGACCAATTAGTGGAAGAGTTTGGCTATGATGCTTGCCCTGATAAAGTTAAACGTGCCTATGACGATGGAAAGGGTAATGCAAGTACTTTTGTTGTGTGTTGGTTGGTAATGCCAAACAAAGACCGCAACGGAAAGCTAGGTAATAAGAATATGCCTTATTCCTCTATCTATTGGGTAGAGGGGAGTAACACAGATGAAGTATTAAGACATAGTGGTTTTGAAGAATGGGCGATACCTATTGCAAGACACACCACTCATGATCTAAGCGGTTATGGTAAAGGGTGTGCATGGTTCGCACAATCAGATGCACAAATGCTACAGTTACTTGAAAAGGACTTAGTAACCGCTATTGAATTGGGTATTAAACCACCTATGCGTGCTACATCTGATGTAATCGGTAGCGTGAATTTATTCCCAGGTGCTGTAACAGAAGTTGATACAGGCGGTAAAGTTGAACCGATATTCAATGTAGGCATTGATGTTGCTAACGTACAAGCTAAGATACAGTTTGTATCTGAAAGCATTAAACGTGCCTATAGTGCTGACTTATTCTTGATGCTTGATAACCTAGATGCAGGACAAATGACTGCACGTGAGGTTATGGAGCGCACACAAGAAAAGATGCAACAGTTGGGTCCTGTAGTCGAACGATTACAAAGCGAGTTTTTAAACCCAATCATTGAACGTACTTATGGCATCTTGGATAGAGCTGGAATATTTCCACCGATTGACGATGAAGTAGCGGAAATGCTGAATGGTTTAGATGTAAAGATTGAATACATCTCACCATTAGCACAAGCACAGAAAATGTCTTCATTGGTGAATATTGAACAGTACTATGCATTCATTATGTCATTAGCACAGGGTAATGCGAACATCGTTCAGAAATTCAACTTTGAAGAGGCTGCCGATATTTATGGTGTAAACCTTGGTGTACCAGCTAGGGTTATTCGTTCTAATGATGAATACAAAGAAATCATGGAGCAACAACAACAAGCACAACAAGAGCAAGAGGAACAAGCACAAGCATTACAAATGGCACAATTAGCACCTCAGATGGCTGGTGCTGCTAAACAAGCAACAGATGCAGCCAATGACGGAAACCCAGTAATGCAACAATTAATGGGTATGGGGGTGTAGATGAAAACAAAACAAGATTATATTCGTGATCGTGATATTGATGCGTTGAACCACGTACTAAGTACTGAACTTGGTAGGTGGTTTTTTTGTAGGCTTTTAGACAATACGGACATTCTAAAGCGTTCGTTTACTGGAAATTCAGAAACATTTTTCAATGAGGGTAAAAGAAGTGTAGGTCTAAAGTATATGCAAATGCTTGGCGCTATCGGTGATGGTGTTGAGGGTGTACTTAAATACCATCAAGCACAACTTGAATATATCAATCAACAAAAACTATTTAAAGATTTAGAGGAGAAAGGTGAATAAACCACATGGCAGAAGAACTAGAACAAGGCACGAATATTGACACAGGTAGTGCGGAAAGTGGTACACCGCAAGATACGAATACACAAGATCAACAACAAGACACAATCTTAGGTGGCGGTACTGACACAAGCGGTAACCAAGAACCGCCTACAGAACCTATTGTGTATGACTTCACGAAAGCATTTGATAGCGGTCAAGTAGACCAATCAATCGCAGATGAGTTTTCTAAAATGCTTAATGGCGTAGGTGCTACGCAAGAGCAAGCAGTAGAGTTAGCTAAATTTGGTAACAAGTATGCTACAGACCTTGTAACTGCTTATGAAACACAAAAGCAACAAGCATTAGCCGAACAATACGAAAGCTACAAAGAAAACGCAATTAAAGAATTAGGAAATAAATTTGATGAAACTGTGGCTAAAGCAGGTGCAGGTATTGAGTTGATTGAAAAAACAATTCCTAATATTCGTGAAATTCTAGCTGAAAACGGCTTGGGTAATCGTATTGAAGTTATCCGTGTGTTTGAAAAAATCGCTGATATGGCTGCAGAAGATAGTAACGCAGGTGGCGGTCAACCAACTGGTGGCGCGCAGTCAGAAGAGGCAATCAGACGCAATCTTTATCCGAGTATGTTCAAAAAATAAAAGGAGAAAATAATTTATGGCTACAATCGGAACACAAAACCCTACTTTAATTGATTTGCAAAAGCGAATGGATCCTAACGGAAAAATCGCACAAATCATTGAACAATTAAACCAATCTAACGAAATCATTCAAGACATGACAATGATTGAATGTAACGATGGTACATCTAATAAAACAACAGTACGTACTGGCTTGCCAGATGCTACATGGCGTATGCTTTATGGCGGTGTTCAACCATCTAAATCTACTACAAAACAAATCACAGATACTTGTGGTATGTTAGAGGCTTACTCCGAAGTAGATAAAGACTTGGTTAAACTTTCCAATGACCCTGTGGCGTTCCGTGCTACAGAAGATAGTGCATTTGTAGAGGCTATGGGCCAAGAAATCGCACGTACACTTTTCTATGGTGATGAAACAACACCTGAAAAATTCATTGGTTTGTCCGCACGTTTCAACACATTAGACCCTAAGAAAGCTGATAGCGCTAAAAATATTATTGATGCAGAAGGTACTGCTAACCTTGCATCCATGTGGCTTGTAGGTTGGAGTCCACTTACAGTACATGGTATCTATCCACGTGGTAGTGAGGCAGGCTTACAACAAGAAGATTTGGGCGAAGTAACAATCACTAAACCTGATGGTTCTATGTTCCAAGGTTACCGCACTCACTTCAAACAAAACATCGGTTTAGCGGTTCGTGATTGGCGCTATGTAGTGCGTATCGCTAACATCGATATGAAAGCTATTAAAGAAGATATTTCCGCAGGTCCTAACTTGATTAACTTAATGATCCGTGCAGAAGAAAGAATGCAATCTCTTACTGGCTGCCGTCCTGTATGGTACATGAACCAAGAATTGCGTACATTCTTACGTTTGCAAAAGAACAAAGTACATGGTTCTACAATCACAGAAGATATGGAAATGGGTAAAATGGTTACACGTGCTAATGGTATTCCAGTACGTAAAATCGATGCATTACTTTCCACAGAAGCACGAGTTACTGCTTAATTAATAGGGGGATAAACATATATGATTATTGATACTCAAAATACATTCTTTTGGAAAAAAGATATTACAACAAACACTAACTCCGATGTAATTATGAATGGTAATGGTGGCGATGCTGACCCTAACTTATTCCTTGTAATTCGCATCGACAAAACAGTAACTGGTACACCTTTGTTTAATGTGTACACTTCTGATACTGATAACATGGCTAATGCGGTATTGTTGCATGGCATTACAATGGTAGCGAATGCACCAGCTGGCACAGAATACAAAGTGCGTTTGGCTAATGGCGGTAAGAAATATATCCGCATCAACGCCAATAATATGACTGGCGGTACTATCTCCGCATTCTTAACAAGTGGCATTAACATTAAATAAGGTGGATAATATGGAATACGTTGCAAAAGTAACCCTTTATCACAATACAAAGGGTTTAATTGAAGAGGGAACAACAGTTGAATTTACAAAAGAAGAAGTGGCTGAATACGATAAGGACTACTTCAAAGATTTGTTTGAAACTGTTGGTGCAGAAGAAACCGAAACTGTAGAGGAAACAGAAGAAACTGTAGAACCTACAGAAGAAAAGCCAAAGGCGAAAACCAAAGGTAAAAAAGCGGAAGAAACTGCTGAATAATTGAACGAGGGGTGCTTATGCATCCCTCTTTTTTTATAGAAAGGTGGAAATATGACACCTACTGATATTTGCAATCAAGCGTTATCGCTTATCAATGCAGGTCGAATACGTTCTATGACGGAAGAAACAGAACCTGCTAGACAATGCAGATTACATTATGATCTAACACGTAAAGTATTGTTAGAACAGTTTGAATGGAACTTTGCACGTAAGCGTGAACGAGCGGTATTGTCAGAACATAAGATTGATGGTTGGGGTTATGTATATGCGTACCCTGAAAAGTGTGTTCGTATACTTGCGGTCATTCCACAGGGTGAACGATACCGAGCAGAAAAGCAACGAGAATATGATGTTTACTTAACAGATAACAATACAAAGTACATCGTATCTGATGTGCCGCTAATGCACATTGATTATGTGTACGATGTAACCGATGCAGATGTAATGAACCCTATATTCGTTAAAGCGTTAGTGTGTAAGATGGCATCTGATTTAGCTATGCCACTAACTGGCAATAGCGGTTTATTTGACCAAGCGTACAAGCTATATCAAGCAGCATTACAAGAGGCAAAATCTATGAGCGCTAAAGAGCGTAGACTTGATATGCCTTATGTGTCTAATTATCTAAAGGCAAGGAGTTGGTGATATGCAACCTATGTATATCGGACAAGTCGCATTTACTACTGGTGAAGTATCGCCAGATGTATCTAGTCGATTTGACTTAGAACAATATAAAAGTGCATTACTACTTGCTGAAAATGCGGTGATTAGACCTTATGGAGCGGTAGCACGTAGGCAAGGTTCACAGTTTATCGGATATGCTAAATACCATGATAAGCCTGTTAGATTATTTGAGTTTACCACGAATAAGAACCAATCATTCATGCTTGAATTTGGTGAAAGATACGTTAGAGTATGGCGAAATGGTGTATATACCAATGTTGAAGTAGAAACACCATTTGAGGCTGACATTGTAAGTGAATTAAACTGCATCCAAAGTGGCGATGTAATGTTCATTTGTAGTGGTAAGTACCCTATTCAAACGCTATCACGATATAGTGATACTGACTGGCGAATGAGTGCGTACAAGTTAACCGAGCAACCTTACGATGATATTAATACCGATAATGGGCATACCTTGACTGTTAGCGGTGATACAATCACATCGACTAAAGATCTATTTACATCTGATATGGTAGGAAGTGTTATTCAAATTGCTTATTATGTTGAGGCAGTACATACTAAATCAGCTGGCGAAGTAGTCGAAAAGAAAGTGCGTAGAGGTTTAACATCTCCATCTACAGAAAAAACCTATAACAACATCAATTACAATGTTGGAGCATTCAGTACTGATACCGAGTTATCATGGAAATTCACAACACATGGTACATGGGAAGGTACAGTAAAACTACAGATTTCTAACAATGATGGTCAGACGTGGAAAGACTACAGAACGTATACCTCTAAGAATGACTACAATGTTACTGATACAGGTAAGATAGAGGCTGGTGCAAGGCTTAAATACATATCTGATATTAAGAGTGGTTCTGTTAATTGCGACTTATCCATTATGCCATTCACTCAATATGGTATCGTTGAGATTAAAAGCGTAACCGATGCTAAGAGTGCAAAGGTTAATGTTCTGAATGGTATTAAAGAGGGTGAACCAAGCTATCAATGGAAATTAGGTAGTTGGAATAGGGGTAGAGGTTATCCGAAACTTTGTACATTCTACCAAGACCGATTTGTAGTTGCTGCAACTGATAGCAAGCCTAACTTCATATGGTTTAGCCGTACTGGTGATTATCCTAACTTTGGTGTTGAAAAGGTAGGCGGTACGATTACAGATGATAGTGCAATCACACTACCTGTTATCAATCGTAAGATGTACGAAATTAGACACCTTATACCAGCTAATGACTTGATAGTGCTTACAAGTGGTAATGAATGGATAGTAGATGGTAGCAAGACTATTACACCTACTAACTGTTACCTTAAAACACAAACACAACGTGGTGCATTGAAATGTGAACCACAGTTTATCGGTAACAGATGTGTATTCGTTCAAGAACGTGGCGGTACTGTTCGTGATATGGGTTATAGTTACGAGTCAGATAACTACACAGGGCAAGACCTTACATTGTTTGTTAAAACATTAGTTAAAGGTCATGTAGCGGTAACAAGTGCTTATGCACAAGACCCAGACAGTATTATTTACTACGTTCGAGATGATGGGCAACTTAACTGTTTAACTTATATACCTGAACAAAAGGTGTATGGTTGGTCGCACTTTGTAACGAATGGTAAGTATCGATATGTAGAAAGCGTGGCAGAGGGCGAACAAGACACAATCTATTTTGTAGTAGATCGTGTTATCAACAACAAAAATGTTAAATGCATTGAACGTAGTATTCCGTTGTACACAGAGGATAACTCCGATGTGTTCCTAGATTGCTATGTTAAAGTCGCTAATTCAATTAAGACTGATTACATCAACGCACCTCATCTAGTAGGGCAGATGGTGGATATAGTAGTTGATGGACAACAGATGCCATCTAGGGAAGTGCCACCTACTGGTGTAATTAAATTAGATGGTAAAGCGAATGTAATTACTGTTGGTTTACCTTATACTACTAAAATCAAAATACCTAGCGTAGAGCAACAAATTAACGATGGTACATTGCAATGTAGACTGGTAACTATATCACGAGTTGCGTTGCGGTTATATCGTTCATATGGTGGTAGCGTAGGTAGAACCTTTGATGATGTTGATGATTTAATCTTAAAACCTAAAACGCTATTTACTGGTGATACAGTAATTGTGTTACCTAAGATAGCAACTAGCGTTAATACAAATACAGAAATCTGTATAAAACACTCAAAACCTTTCCCATTTAACCTATTAGCGGTAACAAGAGAGGTAGAAATTGGCGGTGGTTTCCCAAATGTTCATGGAATGTAAAATTTGCCCATCTAAGCACGTTTCGTTAATTCGTGAGTTATATATCAACTTACGTTCGATAGATGCCTTAGAGGTTAAATATATCAATCGAAAAAATTCAAACTATAGCGAAAATGACTTTATGAACGATATTCTTGGGGAAGATTATCAAAGTCGCATTGTTATTGATAATGATAAGCCATTATGTGTATATGGGGTATCAAACACATCATTAAATGGTATGCATTGCATTTACTTTTTGGGGAGTAAAGATTTTGAACGTAGTTTAACACTACAAAAACAATTTTTGAGAGTTAGTAGAAATATCATTGGGGAATGGCTACAAACTAGGGAATGTTTGTTTAATTACATACACAAAGAAAATTACCGCACCATTAGATGGCTAAAATCTTTAGGTGCGGTTATTTATTACGATATTAACGATGGGGATATGGTTTTATTCACATTGAGAAAGGGGGATGCGAATGTGTAACCCTATTGCATTAACTGCAGCAAGCATGGTTGGTACGTTGTTTACTCAACATCAACAAGGTAAGGCACAAGCTGCAATGTATAACCAACAAGCAAGGGTGGCAGAGGCTAACGCACGTATTAGTGATCGCAAGCAAGAACAAATAGCTGACCAAGCCTTGCAAGAGCGAGATAAAATGTCCGATAAGATGCGACTTATCCAAGGGCAGAACGTAGCGGAAACTGGTGCAAGTGGTTTAACCATGAGCGGTACACCGTTACAGTTGATGGCATCTAGCTATGACGAATACAACAAAGACATTCAGAATTGGGAAACTAACAAGAATAACAGTATCTACAATGAATATCTTAACGGCATGAATTACCGCAACGAGGCAAGCACCGCACGAGCAGCAGCAAGTAATGCTAAATCACAAGCTAGAATGGCAATGCTAGGAACGATATTGAGTGGTGCATCAAGTATCTATGGCTTGAAAGGTCAGTATGCAAGTAAGAGTGTAGGTAGCGGTAATAACTATTACACACCAGCTAGTGATGCACTAGAGGCTGCTGGTATGCCTAAGATGAAATTCGTAACCAAAGGTGCTATTAGAAATAATAGGTGGGGTATCTAATGAAGTTAATAGGCTATGATAGTAACCAACGCTTAAACACAATTAATGGTAGCGTACAAGCTAACGTAAATGAAATGGCTTATGGTGGTAACACAAGTGGCTTAAATGCTATGGCCAAAGCGTTGCAAGATGCGACTAATACATGGATAGAAATTGACAAACGAAAAGATTATATCGATGTAACCAATGCCATCAACGAATTTAATAATAGCACTAACAAATTACTTAATGATGATAAAGATGGGTTGATGATTCGCAAAGGTATGAATGCTCAATCTATATTGCCTGACTATAATGCTGGTGTGGAAAAAATACAAAAGGATATATTAGATAAATATAAATTCAGAACCAATGATGCTATCAATGCTTTTAATAAAGCCGTTGAAACATCTAAAACAACTGATTACAATAACATATCCAAATATTCGAGAGGTCAGTATGAAACCGCATTAAGTATAGCCACACAAAATCAAATTACAAATCTAAGAGATTCCGCTATTCGTTCAGATAACATGGCTGACCAAATGAAAACTATTTCTTTAATGGGTGATTTGTATCGGTCTACAGGTAAAGAGTTAGGGTTAGATGATGAACAAATAAACGAAAAAATTCGTGCTAATACAGATCAAACTGGGAAAAGTTTACTTGATAGATCTATTGCGGAAAACGATTCAACAAAAGTTGAAAACTTAATAACTTCATTAAGCGGTGTTGTTAGTGAAGATGTATTGACACCATACAAAAAAATGTCCAGTCAGATGAATATTAACAAATTAGTCAATGATGATAATACATATGCTAAGTTGTATCAGATGTATGGACACGATTTGAATACAGGTATGAGTAGTGCTGCCATGTATGTTAGAGCAAAGATGGAAACTCAAAACGAGGAAGCGATAAAAAGCGGTGCTGGTGCTGATACTCATTTATGGGGAATCGCACAATATATCTCTAAAAAATATGGTTATAACGCTGAAATGGTATATCGCCAGCTTTATCACGAAACAGGTGGTAGTGCTAACTTTGGTAAGCTACAAACAGAAAACAGAAATTATGCTGGACTAACACAAGCTGAACCGAATGGCGAAGAAAACCGACAACAAGATGGTGGAACTAATTATTACAAAGTATATAAGACCGATGAAGATTTTGCAGATGATTATGTTCAAAGTTTTTTAAAATATTATGATGGTCTAAAAGATGTTAATGATGTAGACACATGGGCGCATATTTTAAAAGCTAATTCTTATTACGCAGATTCGGAAGCTAACTATTCAGCTGGTATGAGAAATGCACCAATGTCTAGCGGTGGCAGTCCTAAATATTCAGAAGACCAAATCAAAAAAGCTGAAGATGAGGCTAAGGCAGCATACAAAAATTACTATACACTACAAGAGCAAACTAGAAAGATTGCTATTAATGATCGCTTACAAGCAGGTCAAACAATCTTAAATCAAAAGATAGCTAATGGTGATGTAAGTGGTGCGTTCCAATATGCACAAGTCCAACTGGCAGGAGCGACAACTCCAGAAGAACAAGAATATTGGAGTGGCAAAATGGCTAGCGAAAGACCAAAGCTAGATAAAATTTATGAAAAAAGTTTGAAAATGACGGCGCAAGAAAAATGGGGAATTAAGCAATATGCTAAATCTCACACTTACGAACAAACACGAGCATATGCGGAACGTGTGCTGCCAAATAAAATTATGGATGATGAACTAGATGCATCATTACTTGAAATCGATGATAACAACAAGAAAGCTAGCAACATTGATTTAACACCATATGAATATAAACTTGCTACAGTTATGCCAGAAGATAAAACATTGGCTGGTAGTTTTAAATATGGCGTTAAACAAGAGATGGCAGGTCGCATTGAGGAATTTAAAATCAAACATCATAGACCGCCTACAGATGCTGAAAAAGATGAAATTTTTGATGCTGCAGTAGCGACAAGCACATTGCGTAGTACAAGTAAACCATACTTTGGAGATGGAGATGATTATTCATCTACAATAAGTGGCGCAAGTAATCAAGCATTAGGTATTGTACACGCTGAACCAGTAGGCAATCACTATATCCGAGTAACATATAGAGATGGCTCAACTAAAGATATTTACGAATCAGAATACAATGCATTACAACGGAGATATACAAATGGCTGATATTAATCAAAAAGAGCGTGAGGAGTTTCAAGCGTTAATACGTGGTCATGGGGATAGTCTACGTTCCTTTACTGCTAGCGCTGGTGTACAGTCTAGTCCTGTAGGTGGTTTAACACCTATAGGGCAGGCTATTGGCACAGGAATAGATACTGTATCAAATATTGCTAAAAACACGGCAGATGCATTATCTACAATAGCTAACACGCCTATCAATGTTAAAAATGCAGATGGAAGTGAAACAGTTTCACCATTTGGACAACAAGCTAATCTGTTTCAAGCGATAGGTCAGTTAGGACAATCATTGCCTAATGCTTTACCTGCTGGCTTTGTTAGTAATACAGACCGATTGTTTTTATATAACAACGAACAATTACGTGCTAATGAAGCATTGCGTATTGCTAAGACTTTAAATATTGGTGCGGATACTGTTATGTTTGGTGATGATAGAGCATTTGAACGTGCTGATTATCTATCAAGACGAGTAGAACGAGGTCAAGTTTTACAAGATATTTATGATGAGTTTCCAGAACTCTACAAGGTAAAATACAGCTCACAAGCCGAGGGCATTCAAGCCTTAAATAATCTTGAATCAATAAGAAATACAAAAGGTGTATTCGATGCGATGCAACAAAGTATTTGGGCAATGAATGACCAAATGAAGTTGGGCGATGTTGGTTATGCGTTAGCACATGAATCTGATCCACAAAAGATTAGCGAATTAACCGATGAAGTCAATCGATTACAAAACAACTTACAAAGTTATAGAAGACCAGATGGTGGAAGTCCATTAGAAGAGGTGCTTGGTGCAACATCTGGTCAAGGTTACATGATGGCTAAACAAGGTGGTGTAGGTGCGGTTGCTGGTGCAGCCGTTGGTGCATTAGTTGGTGGTTTAGCTACAGAGGGGGTAGGTGTAGGTGCTGGTGCTGCTACTGGTGCTAAATGGGGTGGCGGTGCTGACATGGCATACAATATGTATAAAATGTCATTCGGTAACAAGTACATCGAACTCATCCAAAAGAAAGATGCAAATGGCAATCGTGTATACACAGACCAAGAGGCTAATCAATACGCTATGTCTTATGCTGCTATTGATGCTGGTATTGAGTTTGCAGCAACCGCAGCTATGGGTAAAGCGTTTAAAGCGGTAGCACCTAAAGGCATGATTGCAAAAGCTATTAGTGCTGGCGTAGGTGATACAGTTAAAACCTTTGATAGAGGTATTGGAACAACTGTTGCACAAATGGCTAAAAACTCTATTAAAGCTGGTGTACCTGAACTGTTTGAAGAGGGTTTGCAAGATGTAAACGAAAAGGTGCAACATAACATAACACGCAAGGATAATGACTTAGAGGGTTATTATAGCGTAGGTGATATTGCTATAGGTTCACTAGATGCATTGAAACAAGCGTTGCCAGCTGTAATAGGGTTTGGTGCTATAGGTGGTGCAGTAGGTGGTGTACGGACTGCAAAGGCATTCCGTGATTTTCAGAAGTTGACACCAGAGCAACAACAAGCAGCAATCATAGTAGAGCAAAACCGCAATGGTGCAGTCATTATGAATAATGTTCGTAAGGATAGTGCTACAAATAAAATTGCAAAAGAAAACCCTGAACTCTACGGAAAAATCGTACAAGCACAGGGCGATAAGGTTGGAGTGTCAACTCAATATGTAGATGTAGCTGAATTAGTCCAATCTGAAAACGGACAACTTGCTATCCGTGATATGGTGGATAATGGCTTAGTTACACAAGAGGAAGTCAAAGCAGCTATTGAAGCTGATGCACCTGTTGAAATTCCTATTGGTAGTTACGCACAAGTATCTATGAACTTATCAGATGAAACAGTAGAGGCATTGAAACAAACCTCTTACTTTACACGTGGCGGTATATCATTGGCTACTTTAGAACGTGCAAAGCAAGAAGTAGATGTTGCTAAATCTGTATTGAAAGATGATACCTCTAAACGTGCGGAACGTATCAAGGATGATATTATTCGTAATGAATTTGAGGGTGCATCTGATGTAGATCGTGAAGTACTTAATGAGGTACTATCTGACCCTACGAACATTAAACGTAACTTCAATAACTTATTGCATACCTTAAAAGAGCAATACAGAGAAACCTATGCAAGCGACTTTGACAATGCAGATAAATCTATCAATGATGTGGTAAGTACTGGTATTGAACCTCAATGGCTAACTGATTATAAAGCTAACAATGGCGGTAAAGCACCACGTACTAATGCAGAGCGTAGACGAGCAGCCTATGAATATAGCCGAGCGACTACAACTGCAAGCCTTGATGGTAACGCTGATGCACTAGCACAATCTGATGCACATTATGCAGATATGGAACATATGTTAATGCAAATCGAAAGTTTAGAGGCTATGAAAGATAAAGTCTTTGAATTGGCGAACAATGACATAGCGTTACGAATGCAATTGTCAAAAAGCGGATATGATGTGTATAACGAAGTAGTTAAAGCTATTAGTGAAAGCACAAATAGAAAACAACATGAAACTGCAAAAGCAAATGCATTATTGATGGCACAACACGCTGATATAATGGCACAATATATGCGACAAATGGGTAAAGGCGGTTATACTGCTATGGATTATTTGCGTGATAGCGTGCGTATCAACATGAATGCTAAATTAGAAAACCAAGCAGGGTATAATCAAAATACAAAAGCAGTATGGGAAAGCAAACTTGATAAAGTGTTAAGTGATTGGGCTAATAATGTAGATAATGCTAATAATATAGGAAGTAAAAAAACAATAGATATAATGGATTCACCATTAGTTTTTGACTTAATTAATCTTGACTTAAAAAGAATCAAAATTACAGGTGGTGTTTTGCATAAAATATTGCGTACACCTGTATTTGATTCTAACGGCAAAAGAATTTTATCTGGACATAATGATACAGTTTCCATTGATATGTTGAAACAGTTACCTAATACCATTGCAAATCCATCTGCAATATTTAGTGCAGATAATGGTCAAAAAATTATCATTATAACTGAAGTAATTGGTTTAAACGGAAAACCTATAATGATGCCAATATTATTGAACAAATATAATAATAGAGGTGATTATCATGTTGTACAATCTTATTATGCTAGAAATACCAATATAGCGTATTATGATTTGTTATTGGGTGGAGATTTAATATATATAAACAAAGAACGACTTAGTAATAATCCAAAAAACCAGCCACCATGGCTTGGGGGGATTAAACTAAGTCGTTCATTTATTAATAGTATACCAAACGAAAATGATTTAGACAATCTCCGAAAGAAACATAATTATCAGTATTATCAATCAGCATGGCATGGTTCACCACATGACTTTGACACATTTGATTTAGGTGCTATTGGTACTGGTGAGGGTAATCAAGCACATGGTTGGGGTTTATATTTTGCTAAGAAGAAATCAGTATCTAGGAATTATCAAAAGGAATTGGCTAAGCGGTTAGGAACTACAAGTCCTAAATTATTTAAGGTTGAAATCCCAGACCAAGAAACGATGCTTGATGAAGATAAATATTTCAAAGAGCAAAATAAAGATGTTATTGATAAAATAATACCAGCTATTAACAATTTAGATATTGATAAGCGAAAAGCCTTGTTAGAACACTATAAGGAACATCCATCATATACTACCAATAAAGAGTATGAAAAAATCTTAGGTAAAATACAAGGAGTAAAGCGTGAACAAGAATATTTAACTGATGCTCTACTAAATAATGTAAATAAAATAAAAGAAAAAATTGCTAGAGAAACTGCTGCAGAGTACGGATATAACTTTGATGAGTTAAAAGCAGATAGCACTTTAGAGATGGCTAAAAAGCTATTTGGTGAGATGAATGAAAAACTATCAACGCTAGAAAAAGAAAAAGAAATTGAGTGGGCTAAAGAAAAAATAAGACAAGATAAAATTTTGGAAAATATAGGAGATACCTTTATCAAATCACCGTATACTGGACGAGATTTTTATCTTGCATTATCAAAAGCCTTTGGCGGTGATAAAGGTGCATCTGAATTCTTAAATTCTATTGGTGTTAACGGCATTACATATGATGGATATACAGATGGTAGATGTTATGTAGTATTTGATGATAAAGCTATTAATATTATCGAAAAGTACAATCAATCCGTTAATGGTATGACCGAAATCATGAAAGATGGTAAACGCATTATCAGCATATTCAAGACAGCTGATAGAAGTACATTCTTGCACGAAATGGGCCATGTATTCTTTGATGATATTCAAAAACTAGCATCCATGGACAATGCACCTAAACAATTACTTGATGATTGGAATACGCTTAAAGAGTGGAGTGGTTGGGTTGATGGTGAAAACGTAGACAATACGAAAGCGCATGAGAAATTTGCACGAGGTTGGGAAAGCTACTTGCGAAGTGGTGAAGCACCAACAAGTGCATTGAAAAGAGTATTCCGTCAATTCTCCAAATGGCTAACATATATTTATCGTAGCGTTCAACGATTAGGTGGTGAAGTACCATCTGATATTAAAGATGTTATGGCACGTATGATCGCAACCCAAGAGGATATAGAGGCATACGCAGAGCAACAACAATTAGAACAGTTTGAAAAAACTGAACTCTATAAGCAACTATCCGAACAAGACCAAGCACGTATGCAATCTTACATCGCTGATGTAAAAGAAAAAGCAAAAGAGCGTGTGATGCGAAAACTCATGAAAGAATTGGATAATAGACCAATTAAAGAATGGGAAGAAGAAAAGGATGATATCCAAAGCGAAATCGAAAATCGATTGATTGAGCAATATCCTATCTATAAAGATCATCAACGATACAACGCATTTGGTGAGATTGCTTTTGAAAAAACACAATACAATTCTATTGAAGAGTTAGAGAAAGCAGAAGTAGAACAAACTGGCGCTACATTTAACGATGCTATTAATCAAGAAATGGACAATGCAAAAGCAGAGTTTATGCGTGATAATAATGTAGGCAAAACTAATGAGCAAATCGCAGAAGAAATCTTGCTTAGTACACAAGGTCAAATGAAACTCACCGAAGAAGAAAGTAAGATTATCCAACAATCTACTAATCGTGAGTTAGCGAAGAACTGGGAATTGCTAGAACGTATTCGTAAGCTAGATACTAATGCAGAAAACATCGATACAGAATTAGACGAAATCGAAAAAGAGGTAAAACCTACTAAGTACGATGAGTTGAAATCTGATAAGAAAAAAGTGGATGCTGCATTGACTGATACTACTAAACAACTAGAAAAAGCAGAAGAGCGTATCAAACGCTTACAAGATATGCTTAACAATCGCATCAATAACGTACGTTCTATCCGTGGTGCTGGACTTGGTACAATTACCGACTACATGGAGCGTGCAAGAAAAGAGTTAGGTGCATTACCTATCTCTAATGCGGTACAGTTTAAAACGTATCAAAACAAAGCCGTAACTGCTGGTAAGAAAGCAGATAGAGCATTGGCGGTAGGTGATGTTGATAAGGCACTAGGCTTTAAACGTGAACAGATGCTACAACAAGCAAGGGCAAGAGTAGCGTTTGAAAACTTTGAGAAGTCCAAGAAGTTGCGATTGAAATTGAAACAACAATTACAACGCATGACTAGACCTAAGAACCCTATTGCGATTGAACCTAATATGCGTTATTTCTATTCTCATATGGCATATCAAATGGGCTTAACTAAGTATGACGGCTTACAACCTGTTGATGGTTTTGATATGAATAGTGTGTTAGCTGCATTAGATCCTGATGTTGGTATTCTTAACCAACAATCTATGGTTCAATTAGAGCCTTGGATAGTTGAAATGTTCTACTCTAAAACACCTAAACCATTCCGTTCTATCACCATGAACGAACTAGAAACACTAGAAGAACTCATGACTGGTATGTATAAGAATGGCAGAAATGAGTATGAGGGTACAACAATCTTAAATGATACTGGTGAAAGTATTTCGTTTGAAAATGCAGTACAGGAAATCATTGGTGAGGCTACAGAAACTTTTGGTAATGCAACTGGTGATGTGTTCAACAAACTCAATAACCAAACTAAAATGGATGCGGTAAGTGGTAAGTTGTATAGTTTCCACTTAGCATTGCTTAAAGTTGAAACATTCCTAAGACGAATGGGTGGCGGTAAAAATGGGTTCGCAGTTAAATACATCTATGACCCAATCAATAGAGCAACACAAGCGTTCAATGAACGTAAAGAAGTGTCTATGCGTAGACTGGCAAAAGATGTAGGAATATATTCCAAGCGTGAATTATTTGATATGCGTAATGACCATCTATACACAGTTGGAGAGTTACACGGCTTAACCAAAGAGCAACTTATCATGATTGCCCTTAACTGGGGTACGGAAAGCAACCGACAACGTGTAATGGAAACCACAAAAGCAAATGAGGTTGAAATTGAACGTGCTTTCCAAGAACACATGACTGATAAGGACTGGGAGTTTGTTATTCGTACATGGGATCATATCAATTCATTCTTTGAAGAGCGCAGCCGAGTACAAGAGGAATTATACGGAAACCCATTGAAGAAAGTAAAAGGTTTAACATTTACTATTGGTGGTAGAAACATTGAGGGGCAATATTTCCCTATTGTGTACAATCCTAAAGTCAATGCATCTGTAAGCGACAACCAAGTTGAAGATATTGCTAAAACTATGGTAAGTAGTAATGCAGTATGGGGAACTGGTATGAGCGCTACTAAATCACGTTTAGATGTGGTTAAGGATAAATCATTGTTACTTGATTTTGATGTTATTCCTAATGCTATCACAGAGGCTATTAACCATGTAACCATGCGTAAAGCGGTAACTGATGTTAATAAGTTAATCAGCAATAGAGAATTGCAAAACTACATTGTAGATAAGTTTGGTGCTGATACATACCAATTCTTGCGCACTTGGGTTCGTGATAATTGGCAAGACGAGGCAGCTAAAACAAACGATATTGATAGACTTATTCTTACGTTGAAGAAGAATACAACAACAGCTGTTATGGTTGGGCGTGTATCAGTTGCCTTGCAGAATGCGTTGAATATTCCAGTAGCGTTTTATCGAATAGGCATAGGCAATACTATTAGAGCGGTTAATCATGCTGGGTTAGGGTTCTATGGACATGGCACAACAACTTATAACAACACCAGAGATTTTGTGTTAGCACAATCAATCTTCATGCGTGAGCGTGTACAAACTTTAGATAAGGACTTGAAACAAGGTTTATCGATTGCTGGTAAAGGCTTACGTTTAGGTGATACAAATGTAGGTGGTTATAAGGTAGAACAACTTGCTAATGTTAGAGACGATATAAACCAAATGGGGTTTAGATTGCTTACAGAAACAGATTTTGCATTGTCAATTCCTGTATGGAAGTTTGCATATGATCAAAAGCAAGCGGAATTGATTGGTAAAGAGGGTGTAAGTACAGAATGGATAGAGCAACAATCAATCGAGGCTGGTGATAGAGCAGTCCGTGATATATTTGGTAGTGGTGATACTAAAGATGCTGCTGCTATTCAACGTTCACGTTCTATATTTACTCAACTATTCGTTCCGTTCTATTCCTACGCTAATACGTTGTATAACATCATCACAGAGGGGAATTATGCACGTAAGGATAATGGCGATTATGCAAGGTTCGTTAAAATGCTATGGTGGTCATTGGTAGCTCCAGCAATAGGCATGATGGCTTACAAAGCATTAACGAATGGCGATGATGACAAACCAGAAGATTTGGCTAAGTCATTTATTGAAGAAGTAGTCGCACAAGGTACTATGGGTGTACCAATCATCCGTGATATGTCAAACATGGCTATGAAATACATTTTAGGTGATAGACCATTTAATAAAGGTAATAGTGTTATGGCTTTAAGCATTGTAGAGAAGTTTTACGATGTAGGTAATGCTATTATCAATGATAAAAAAGATGGTATTGATTTTGGTAGAAGTCTTAGTCAATTAACTAACAGGGCAACTGGTTTTAGTGATACTGTTACCGATGGACTATGGACATTAGCTAAATATGCGTTCACCGATACCGATGCAAAACTAGAAGATGTAATCATGGCTATTGTATTTGACCGTAGACTTAAAACTAAAAAAGATAAAAAGAAACATTGATAAATAAGGACTATCCATAATGGGTAGTCCTATTTATATACAACTGAAAGGGGATGTTAAATTGACACCAGAAGTACTAAAACCATCTGTAGTGTATCAATGTGATGGGAGAAATAAGAAGTTTATTTTCCCATATGATTTTGTACAAATCGAGGATATTAAACTAACTATCGTTGATGCGGATGGAACAGAGGCGGTACAAGTAGGCAATATCGATTATGACGAGAACACAAAATCGGTAATCTATCCAGCTAATGGCGATGCATTGGCGGTAGGGCAAAAGGTTATCTTGGAACGTAGAACACCTATTTCACAAGATATGGACTTGCCTGATGAGTATCCATTCGAGAATATCGAACACGCAACCGATAAGATCATACTCATTTTACAAGAGATGAAAGCGGAACTAGACCGTTCTTTAAAAATTCGAGTGGATAGCGACAAGAACGCAAATGAAGTTGCTAGGGATATTGTTGAGCGTTCAGTAAAGGCTGCTAATGATGCGATAAGTGCTATGAATACGATTAGCGAAAAATCAGATAAGATTAACGCTAACGCAGATACTATCAACCGATTGGGCGAAGAAATCAAAACGATTGCATCAACTGTTGATGATAAATTGGCAACGGCTAATACCGCACTTGATACATCCTCAACTAATGTTGCGACTGCAGAACGATTAGTCAGAGATGCTAAGGCTTATGCTGGACAGACAACTGTTGATAAACGAGATATTAATGAGTTAGTCAGTCAAGCACGCAATTTAAAAACAGACATTGATAATAAACAAACATCAATCGCAAGTAATGCTATCAAGGCAACAGATGCTGCTAAACGTGCTGAAACTGCAGCTGCTAAAGCGGAACAAATTGCATTGCCTAATGGCGGTGGTTTGGTAACTAAAACCGAAGCTGATGCAAAGTATCAAACTAAAGATAGCTTGTATGGCATCGTTTCTGTAAAAGACTTTGGGGCGGTAGGCGATGGTGTAGCGGATGATACCGCAGCCTTTAAACGTGCTAACGATAATTTGAAAAACAAAATCTTATTGATACCTAATGGTATTTACAAAATCAATGAGCATCTATCGTTTAACACAGTCGATAGTGTAATGGATATGGGTACATATAGCAATATCAAGCCGTTCTATCCGACTGAAACACCGATGCTAAAAGGTGCAAATAATATTGCGTTTGTTAAAAACATTCAATACGGCGATGAAGTCAACCAATGCCAAGGGTTTACTTACAACGATAAGAAGAATGTATTCGTGTTAGCTTGTATCAATGGTGATGGTACTAACCAAGTATTATATGAACTCAATTCATCCACATTTGAAATTGTAGGTACGTATAAGTTTAATGACCCAGATAAGATGGGACATTGTAACACTATGTGCTACAACAAAAACACAAATAAGATTTATTTGGCCAATGGTTTAAAAAATGGTAATAACCTAACAGTACTTAATGCTGACACAATGCAATATGAACGTACTATCACATTGAATGAACGTGTATTCAATATTGGTTATGACCCAATCACACGTACTTATGTAAGTATCGTACCTATTAGCGGTCAACAACGCTTGCGTGAAATCAACTTATACAATGATGATTTTGTAAAAATGAAAACATATCAAGTTGATTACCAATACGATGATTTCAATAACAATGGTGCTTTCATGTTAAATGGATGCATCATGAGTGCTACTTTAGGGAGTTTGGTAGAATGTACACCATTCGGCACAGTTAAACAGATTATTGAAATCAATAGAACTACTGAAATCGAAGATATAGCTTACTACAACGGAAAATTCTATTTTGCGGTTTTAACAGAAAAACCGAATAAGCGACACCAAGTTGATATTTATGTTGGTGATCCAAACAAAGACTATCAAAACTCTATCAATACCGCACGATTAGCAACGCTTGATTATCTCAAACTAACAGGCGGTACATTAAGTGGCGCACTTAAAATGGCTAACAATACCTTGATTGAGGGTTATAAACCAGATGGTCATGGTGTTGGTATGGCTAAAGTGTCTACTGTTGGCAACGTAGAACTTGGCGATGACTCCGTTAATACATTTATTAAAGGTAAGGAAGTTAAACACTATGATGGTACAGATAGTTTCACAGTACTTACCACTAAACATTATGGCACGGCTATCTACAAGAAAAGCGATGTAGATAATAACTTTGTTAAGAAAACAGAAGTAGACCAGTTAGGTTTTCCGTATACGAAACTTGATGCGGCTACAGATTGGAACACACTCACAACACAAGGTGCAATCGAAATCAACTTTGATGGCGGTGCTAATAACCCTCCACGTTCGCACAAACAAGGGATGCTGATTGTAATGAATTTTGGCAAAGGTAAGATGATAGACCAAACATTCCATGCGTTCAATGGTGAAACATACCACAGAATGTTTATGGCTGATAAATGGAAATCTTGGGGGAGAGTACAAACATCATTAAATAGCCGATTGAAATTGTGGAGTGCTAATGGTGGAAACGAGGTGTATGTTGAATAATGCCTAATCTGAAAGTTAAGAAAGGAAATGATACATTAACATTTGGACTGACCGATAATGTGCGTGATGTTGGTGATAGACGATTAACCTTTGTGATTGGTGGTAAAAAATATTATGCACGATTGGGCGATACAAAGACCGCATTTGTAGTGCAACGCACATCCAATGGTAATAAAAGCTATATACAAACAAGTCCAATTTCCTTTAAACCATGGGGGTGGTCGAAGTACCCAACCGATGTGAGAGGGACTGAAAAAATGTTTGTGTACTTACCCAAAGGGAGATATAGGGTGGCTGTATATGCTATTTCTGGAGATAGCAACGAATTTACAATAACTGAATCAAAAGACATTGAAGTCAATGTATCTGTTTCTACTGGTCTTATATCAGTGGCTACATTCAATATTGACGGATGGAGAAGAGAAATGATGACAAAGGATAGTAATTTGAGCATCCAGATAGAACGAATTGGAGAGTAAACATGATTGAAGTATTTTTGCCACCACCATTTGTGGTTGAGGTTTTTAATGTGAGTGAGGCAATTAGAATTTCACTAGCCATATTTACAAGTGTTGTATTAGTGTTTGTTGATACATTCTTGCGTGTCTTAGTTGAGGCACGCAATTTTAATTTAGCAACTAACAGAGAATTAACCATTAAGAATATGTTCCTTGCGATTATATGGCGAGGATGGGCGAGTGTTGAAGTTAATGGTAAGCAACGCAGATTTTTAGTAAGTGGAAAATTGCGAGCAGATATGACTAAAAAGCTAGTTAAATCTTATCCTTGGTTATTCATCTTATCATTCATCCTATTAACGTTGCCGGATGTGGATATTCCTATGTTAGGTCGCATTGATGTGTTCTTGTCTACGTTGCTGTACCTAGTACCTATCATGGTCGAGTTAGCAAGTATTGTGGAGAATATGATTGAACTTGAATTTGTAGAAAGTGTATGGTTTCAACGTGCGATGAGTTTGGTTAAAGAGTTGATAGCGTTCGTTAAATCAATAAAGGATGCGATTAAATGAAAATTAATTATGAGGACACTATAACCTTAGTGGCACTTGCGGCTGCACTAATCATGACTATTTATCTTGAACAAAAGGACTTGGCAAGTGTAATAGTTGGTGTGCTTGGCGGTTATATCGGTGCTGCTAGTGGTTCTAAACGCTCCCAACATACAAATGGGGGCAGCAATGACAATGAAAAGGAGTGATTAGAATGGCTGAATTAGGACAGTTGAGTGCTGAATATGAAAGTAATGGTGATCCAGCGTGTGTATCTAGTGGCATCAATGATGCTGGCGGTATCTCTTACGGAACGTATCAATTAGCAAGTAATTGTGGTAGCGTTGATGCATTTTTAGGATGGGGTTTAAAACAAGGTGGTTTTTACACAGACTATGCAAGAGCCTTGATTGATAGTGGAGAAATCAATTCTGATGGCTTTATTGCTAAGTGGCAAGAATTAGGTACGCTTGATGCGGTAGGTTTTGAACAGATGCAACATGACTATATTAAAAGTGCTTACTATGATGTAGCGTGTGAGTACCTAAGACAGAATATGTTTAATGTTGAAAAACATTCTAATGCATTAAAGGATGTAGTATGGAGTAGAGCAGTACAGTATGGTACTGGTGAAATCGTCAATATGTTCAATGATGCGTTGAAGTTAATGGAAAAAGCATTAGATATTGAATTGCCTAACTTATCCTATATCGATGATAAGCGGTTTGATTATGACCTAATCGCTGGTATCTATGATACGTGCATGAGCCTTGAATGGAATAGTAGCGTATTACGTGAAAGTCTAAACAATCGATTTGCAGATGAAAAGTTTAAGGCTTTAAAAATGCTAATGGAAGAGGTAGAGGGGGCATAGATGAATGTTTTATTTGTCTAATATACTAACTTATATCAAAACACACAAACGCACCGTACAAGTGCTAATTCCGTTATTAGTGTTTGTATTCCTGTGTGTAGGGTGCTATCATTTGTACAACAAAATGCAGATTGAAAAGCCTGTTGTGGTAACTCAACAACAAGCTAAATCTCCAAAGGAATTGGCCAAGGCAATTCATGTAACGGAACAACAAGCACAAGAAGTTATTTCCATTAAGGAAAGAACTCAACCAGTAGCGACTTACTACACACAAGCACCTACAGTAGAAAAAGCTGCAGAAAAGGTAAAGCAGGATATTGCACATAGCAACCCTAATTTACCTAAAGCAGCAACTGAAAAATCTGATAGAACTGCAGTAGTTGCTAATACAGAGGAACAAAAAGTCGATGTGTATAAAATAAATCTAAACAAAGAACATAAAATAAAAGCTGGTGTTACTGTGATTGACAAGAAAATGTACGAAACTATCGGCTATCAAGCTGGTAGAGTTGAAATGCTAGGGCATTTTGAGGGAACACAATTCAAAGGTGGTAGTGTACTTTATACAGTAAAGGCATGGTGATCTAATCTATCTCCGAGTTGCACGGCTTGCAACAACAGTTGTATATGAAATTGAGGGTAGCGTAATTGCTACCCTCTTTTTTTGTGCCGTCAAAAATTCGTCAAAAACTGATTTTGAAATATGATATTTTCTGTTATTGGTTTTACTAAACCACGATATAAAACTTTGATTATTACAATGTATTTTGAAATTTGAAATAAATTAATAAGATATAACCTTTTATGATCGACAAGAATGTAGATACACCACCAACTGTAGAAAATCTATATAAAGAA